GCATTAAGATTCATTTTAATATAATCTTTATATGTTTGATTAGTTTGAAATATTGGTAATTTATTCTTTTTAATATCGTCTGTAAATGTGTTATAATAAACTAAAGCACCTTTCCAATCATCAGGATTAATGTCTAATTCTAACATATGTTCCATCAACTCGTCCATAGTATCAAATTTAGCTTTACTTATATCTGAAATTAAATTGTTATAAACAGAAGGGTCAGTATCTTTCCAATTTTGAAAATTAGACATTTTTTCCCAAGCAGTTACATAAGTTGGATTGCCATATGCAGATAGTTTTTTAAGTATTTCTAATTGTTCAACGTGAGTTCTTTTTCTTGTAACTTCTTTTCCACCTACTACTTCAGTAACATCAGAAAGTAATTCAGCAAATAAATTAGAAACATCATCTTTTTCTGCATCAGCTTTTTTCTGTCTATCATCACTTTCTAAAACTCTTCGTTTATTATTTAATGATAAGATAAGCTCACGAGATTCTTTAGAATAAGTATTCATTAAAGAGCCTAATTCATTACCACCCTTACCTTTTCCTCTTTTCGTTGTTAAAAGGATAAGAGCTTTATCTAATTGGTCAGTGTTAGTAGCTGTATCAACAAGCCATTTAACGTGACCTAAAGCCACTTCTTCATTTAATTCAGTAGTGTCAAAGAAATATGCTTTACCTGTTCCATCTATAGGCATTTCAGTATTAAGTGTCATTAACTTTTTCCAATACTCACCACTTTGTATATCTGCTATTGTAGTAGTAGTGTCCATAAAGTTAATAGCTTTATCAATTTTTACTGTATGTGCGTGAGTAGCTCTATTTTCAGCATCTTTAATTTTAGCATTAGCAGACCATTCATTAAATACAGCAGAAAATCCTGTTGTAAATTGTGAACTAGCTTCATTAAAATCAGGTAAATATTGTTTATACCATTCTTCTAAGGTTTGTGTACCATTTTTGTAATCATAAGAATCCATATTGGCTTCAATATTACGGATAGTTTCAGCCGCTTCAAATCTTCCTGAGTGTGTATCTACTACAGATGTAGCATATTGATTACTTAATTCAGGGATTTCATCATTTAAAATAGCTTTTTGAATTTCTTTTGTTGTCCAACCTTGTGCATAAAGCTCGTCCATTTTAGCTCCTGCCTCAGTTTTTTTCTTTTCAATATGTTTTTCTCCCCATTTATTCATAGCAGGAGTAAGGTCATTTCTTAAAGCAGAAACAATTTGACCCATTTCAGTATTTCTAGCGTCTATATGTCTAACAGTTCCTTTATAACCTGAACCTATCCATTTGTTAGTTACTTGTGATTTATATTTTTCTGATGCCATATTACATTAATTCCTTAGTTGAATGTGTAGGTACAGCAGAGTAATCCACTGTAGGTTTGTTTCGTTTATTAATCCATTTATTATCTGAACCTGCATAATTCAATCCGTGTGAACCGAGTTCAATTACTGAACCGATTAAGCTAGGTGGTTGAGATGGTCTTATGTTAGAGTAATTTCTATGTAAAGCCGCATAAGCATCATTTTCAGAACCTTGTAAAGATAACATATCAGCTTCAAAATCAAACGCAATTTCAGAGAAACCTAAATCGTGTTTACCACTCATATCTTGCATTACTTTAAGTGAATTTCCAAATCCTGAGTTAAGAGCATACGCTTGGTTCTTAGTTAATTCTTGTCTTGCTTTTAATTCAGCTAAAGCCTTTGCTTGTGTTGCACGAGAAGCCTCATTATCAATTTTAGATAAATCATTCAAATATGCCGCATTAGCATTTTGCATACTAATTTCATTAGCGGCTGTGTTTACTTCGTGAACTGCTTTATCATTTTGAAATTTAGCGACAGTACTAAACACACTAAGTGCTAATTGAGCTTCAGGTACTCCACACATTATTCTTTATTCATCTCCTTTATCATTAATAAGAAGGGTAATTTTCCTACCCCGTATTCTTTAATTTCTTCTTTAGGTTCAAAACCAAGATACTGTAGCCATTTTAATGACTTCCAATTTCTTCTATCAACCCAGTTGTATATATAAGTATATCCTTGACCCATTTTAGAAACCCAGTAAGGACATTCCTTAATAAATTGTTTTGTATGTTTAAATAAGTCTTCACTTGATAATAACCAAGCTACGCCATATTCAGGGTCTTTTGTTGGAGCAACCCCAAACATACCTATTACTCCTTCACTGGCTGTGCCAATGATTGTATAATTTCTACTTCCGTCATAAGTAAACGGAGTAACTAAAGCCTCTAACGGAGAAACTCCATTTGATGCTCTTACTTCTTCCCTATCTGCTTTACGCATTTTAGGTGCTAATTGTAGCACGTCAGCTAATATCGCAGGACGTACATAGTTTTCTTTTTCCATTATATCCTTGTTGCTCTGTTATGGTATAAACCTTCTACCTCAGCACTTGCTATATACATAGGTAAGTGTGAACTAGATTTAATGTCAAAAGTAAAATCGGTATTTCTACATTGTATTGGTACTTTAATAGTTCCTGAAGACAATGCGGCAGACCCAATGGTACTACCTGCTGTCCCTAAAACATATCCGTTCATTACAGTTGTAGATTTACTTCTATTCTCAGGTGTTACTTCTGCTGTGAAGAAACCTGAATTTTCGTAAGTTAATGCTATATTTCTAATTTGGTAACGACCTGTAGTTACAGCTAAAAGTCCTCTACCAGTATTTTCTCTAACGTATTGTGTTGATAATGTATACTTAGATTCAAAAGGTACACCTATCCATAAATCTGTATGATTTCCTTCTAAAGTATAATTAGAACCACTAACAAATGTTAAAGCATAATCTGCTCCATCAGTTTTATCTACAGCTTTTAAACCTGTTTTAGCTCCATACGGAGAAGTTACAGTTGTTAAACCTGTTGTACTAGAATATGAACCTGTAACTGAAGTTCTTTTATCAAGATATACTCCGTGTCCTAATGTTGCATCTTTTAAATTTCTTAAATCTATTTTAAATAATTTTGTATCTTGTCCTTCAATAGTAAATAAATAAATATTACTTTCTACAGACATACCACCTAATATTTTAACACCACTAAATTCCCATTTAGACCAAGCTGTTTGTACTTTTTCTCCACCATCAAAGAAATATTTATAAATATACATAGTATCAGCATTAGTTGGTGCTATATCTGTACTTATAGTATAAGGTGCAACTTGTGTGTCTGCTGTGTCATCACATAGAATTGCCATACAATCTTCAACAGTATTACTTACAATTTGATAAGCATTAGAAGGTATTAGACTTTGTACTGAAACTGAAATATCTAAACCATCATTTGTTAATGTATCATCATCAGCATAATATTCTCTTATTGCTGTATTATTTGTTCTAGCTTGAGCAAAGTAAGCAAACTTACCTGCCGCAATAGGTGTTACTGAATCATCGTGTTCAAAACTTGACACTTCATTTAAGATAGCAGTAGTTGGACTTATAGTATCTCCTGCGTGGTCAAGTTTATATTGAGCTGTATCAGAGAATAATAATAATGTTTCATTAAATCCTACTGAGTGTTTCAATGTATTAACTTGTGTTCCTGAAGCCGCTATATCAATAGGGTCAGTATCTAAAACTTGTGTAACTGTTGTAGCAAAGAAATTAAAGTAACTAGCATTTTCAGTTAAAATTAAATTCTCTCCTGATAACAGTCCTAATCTATTTTTATAATATGTTAAATTCTGTATTGTTTTACCTACAAATGAAGGATTAGGATTAGTGTCTGTAGCATCACCACAAGTCCTATCTGTCCAATCTAATTTTTTAAATGTAAATGTACCATCATTATTATTAATTAATGCGTGAGGCATTGTAGTATCATCTAAACCGACACTTGTTGCAGGTGCAATAGTTTCTGTCCACACACCCATACCATCAAATTTAACATAGTAATCAGAAAGAGTATCTCCTTCATCACCTGTTACTTTAATAATAGTACCTTCTTTTCCATAGTAAGGTAATTTTGTAAAATCTTGTATTGTATCTTTAATAGCATACATCGCTGTATTACCTGAACCATCAGCCGTACTTATTGTATAAGTTTTAGCTTGGTTAATAATTTTTCCATAAATAACAGAATCAAATTGTTCAAAATTAAAATAAGTATTTATATCAGAAAAGTTTGATAATCCTTGTGAACTAGATAAAGTTGCTCCTGTATCTGTTCTAATTGTTTTAAAAGAAATACCATTAGCACTTGAATCATAATGAGTGCTTGAAGTACCCTTCATTAATATATCTGTTATTTTATTTGTATCTCTGTATTTACTATCTGTAGAAGCATCATTTCCTGTAGGTATTTGAAATATAACTTCTATTTCATAAGCCCAATCTTCGTGTTTTAATGCTACTTTATATTCTCTACCATAATTAGTTGATTTACAGTAGACGTGAAATTCCTCTATTTTTGCCGCAGTTGTTGTACTGTCAGCCGCAGGTGTAATTGACTTATTAACTACAAAAGTATAATCCGCAATATTAACCATACGGAAATCATTTTTAGGATTTGTAGAATTAAGGTAAGTATTACCATTAGGATAACTTACAGTTTTTTCATTACCTGCTAAATCATAAACTTTAACTCCATTGTCATAGAACGCACATAAATATCTATTTGACGCATCTCTTTGTATACTCCATATCTTAGCAGTATTAGGAAATACATTTGTAGAATCTAGTGTAGCTACATATTCTAAAGGTGGTCTCTTTGATAACCCATCTACAATGTTGTTTTGACAATTAACTTGGTCTTGACCTTGATTAATACCACGTTGTGAAGGGGTTTGTTGAGACATACCATTTAGAAAATTTGGTACGGATTGTGAAATCACTTGTCCCATTAGTAAGTCCTTCTAGTAGTCCTGTTTATGATTGAATAAGTATTCATATCACCTTCTAACATATTAGCATCAGCACTTCTGCTATCCGCTTGTCTAAAAGCGGCTAGTGCTTCTTGTTCATCATTTCCTGCCAATTCAGTAATTCCTTTATCTCCAATAAATCTTGAAGCAAAACGTCTAGCGGCTTTTGTTGCTATATATTGTCTTGCATATTCAGGGAGTTGTTCAAATTGTTGGACTAAAACTAAGTCCACTGTAGGTAGGGTTGTTGATGTTCCAAACACATCGGTATGGTCGTCCATATCATATAGAAAACCATTACGAATAACTAAATTTCTATCTCGGTATTGTGCAGAAGCATCGGCTTGTACGCAGTTAGATGGTAAAGGTACTTTATTGTCTGTATCTCTTGCGAGTGTATAAGCATAATGGGTATTAAAATTCCACCCCATTGATTGAACTGACATTGAAGTTTCATCTAAAATGTTTTTAGCGACAGATACATCGGTAGTTACTGTCCCTGTAATTGAGTTTACAGGAGCTTCTCCTATAACACTCAACATTTGATTAACTGCTTGTAATTCAGTAGTAGGTGTAATTTGTGTTGCCATTATATTATATTATTATTGCTATTAATAAAATTATTGCAAAAGCAATACTTACTTTTTTATGTTCATTCCAAAAGTGTTTTGCTTCTAACATAATTTCTGTTATTTTATTTATCATTATTATTTATATCCTCTATTAAATTAACTAGAGGGGATTTCTCCCCCCTAGACTTTGTTATTAAGATATTTTGATTGTCTTTTCTTTCTTCTCTTCAGGTAAATTCTGAATCAAAGAAATGTTTAGAACACCATCTTCTAACTTAACTTCTTTTACTTCCGTAAATTCAGCAAGTTTAAATGATTGTTCAAAAGACCTTTCACCAATACCTTTGTAAAGATAATCTTTCTCTTTACTTTCTTTCTTTCCTTTTACTTTTAAGACATTTTCTTTAACAGAAATTGTAAGGTCATCTTTTGAAAACCCTGCAACAGCCATTGAAATGTTATACAAACCATCTGACATTCTTTCAATGTTATATGGCGGATAACCAACTGTCTTAAAACTTCTAAGCTCATCAAATAGGTCATCAAAACCTACCGAAAAAGCTCGGAATGGTGTTAAGTCTAGTGTCATATTTCCCCCTTTCTTAGGCGAGTTAATCAAGATACCCACTAGGCATATCTTGAAGTTATTATAAGTAGAAAAGGGGGACGTTAATCCCCCTAATCTATTGTGGTGTAATAAAGAAACTATTACGCTTCTTTAATTCCTACAGCCGCTTCAGGTCTAAGAACGCCGTGTCCCATAGCATATTTAGCGACCATTAATGTACCTTGTCTTCTGATGTCATATTCTGACTCAACAGCCAAGTCCATAAGTTTAACAGTACCAACTGCTGAAGGGTGAGATACAAGACCTTCGTAGTTTGTCAGGTTCACAGATTGAGGTGTACCACCTGTAGCTGTTTGTCCTGCATCAACGTCTGAAGTTCCTACATCATCTTTCACAAAATGAGCCATAGGTACTAATTCAATACCTGCTATTTTCTGAACTCTACCTTCTGCGATTGAGCCTTTACCACTAAAGTCTACGTTAATAGCATTAGTTGCATTAGCTAACTTGTAGTACATTTCAGGGTCTAAGAAACATTTTCTACCTTCCGCAGGAACGTAGTTGTTATCTAAGTTTTTAGCACAGTCAAATAATGCTGTGATAAACCCATTAGCACTTGTAGCCGCAGTCGCATTAGCGATGTCGGTAT